AGCAAATGAAGACTATCACAGAAGATCCCGAGCAAGTGGCATTCTATCAACGTGAGGCTGAGGCAAAGGCTCGTGAGGCACAAGCTAAGGCTGCTGTTGAAAACGGTGAAACGGGCAACCTGTTTGCTGACTATGTAAACAAGCATCGTGATTATGAACTGTTCCGTGATGAGAATGGTCGTCCGTTGTCTCGTGATGAGTTTAACAAAACTGTTGACAACCTAGCTAAAGACCCTCAGACGGGCTACATCCGTCCTGAGGATATAGACGCTGCTTACAAGAAGTATCTGGAGAACTTCAATGGTGTGCAAGCTGGCTTGTTTGATCAGCCCACCACTGCCCTTGAAATGTCTCAGACGCTTAAGGCAGATGCCACGGCTAGGCTAGTCGATCGTCATCCTTTGGTGGCGGCTGCTGAAAGGTTTCTTAATCAAGAACAGCAATTCCTTGATCAACTGAAACAGCAAGGGGCGTCCTTGGACGCTATAAAGGATGCTACAAGGGATGTTACTCTGGCAACCGAACGTCTTGCTAAGACGAAGGAGAATGTTACGAAGGGACTGAAGGGTGGCCCTGCTGCTCGTCCATTACGTAAGGGTGGCTTGCGTGGTAAGCAACAAGGTGGATCAGTCACTACAGACTTCCTAACCTCTGTCCTTAGCCTAGGTTTGGATAAGAAGTTTGGTAAGAAAGCTCTTGAGAAGACCAAGGTGGAAATCACTCCGGGTGAGAAGAAGCTTCCCTTTGTCCCTGTCAAAAAGGGCTTGGAAGATTACACCAAGGAACGTCGCAGTGCTGAGGCCATCAAGGCCGATATTGTAAAGAACAACACTCCGGATATCAAATCTACTCCTGTGTCTGACACTGTTCAAGCTGGTGGTTTGTACAAGAGCTTGGAAACTAACAATCCTATCGTTAGGAAGACTTTTGCTGCTGTGAGTGATGCTGACCACGCTGCCTCTACTAACATCAAGGCAGCTATTGCTGATCCGAAGGAAGGGCTTCCTGCTTTGTTCCGTAGGCTCACCAAGAAGGATGCTGGAGATTGGTGGAGTGCCCGTCAGATCTTGGAAGGTAGTGAAGACCTCACTCCCGCGCGTATGCGCGAGATGGGCATGAACGACAAGCAGATTGCTATGAACACCCGCTTTAATGAGGTGATGGACTTTGTGTTCAACAAGCTCAATGAAGCTCGTGCTCTTGCTGGTAAGGCTCCTGTAGACAAACGCATTGGCTATCTTGCTTCTCAAGCCTCTGGTGATTTCCGTCGTATGGTATATACCATTGATGCTGATGGCACCAAGAAGCCTATTGGTTTAATCACCTCAGACAATCGCATGGTGCTCAATCGCCGTGTGGAGAAGCTGAAGCAAGCCAATCCTTCGTGGGAAGTTGGTGAGGAAACTACTGCTAAACGTGGACGTAGGGAGAATAGGCAGAAAGCCTTTGAGGATGCCGTAGAAATGCTGGCAGAGAACAATCCCGATACCAAGGCTCTTGTGGATGCCTATCACGAGATCTTGAGGAAGGACGCCTACGACTACATGAATGCTAAGAAGCACACTCAGCAGAAGAAGGGTGTGTTTGGTATGGAGGGTTTTAAGCGGGATGTTGATGCTTGGACGAATGCCAAGGAAGGTATGGCTTCTCAAATCAGGTATGTTGAGAAGATTTTGAAGTGGGCTGAAATGTCAAAGGCTGTGCATGAAGTGAAGCCGCTGTTGACAGATCAATCAATCAATATGCCTAATGCTAAGAAATGGTCTAGTGATTACATTGACCGCGCTCTCGGTATCCAAACCAGCAATCTGGGGGCAGCCATTGATGATCTCACTGCTGCTGTTGGTGAGAAGTTTGGTGTTGGTCCTTCTGCTATTGAGAGAGGTGTTGGTACTGTTAAAGGTGCTGTGTCCAAGTATTTGCTGGGCTTTGTAAACCCGTTCTTCTTGGCACTGAACATGGTGCAGCCTCTTGTTGCTTCTCCTGCCATGAATTCTCTATTGGCAGGTCGTGGCATCAATCTCAAGGCGGGTACTCTGTCTCGTGGAGCAATGGATTTCTTATCGATGAAGATGGCAGAACGTTATCCTGAGCGGTTCAAGTTGGATAAGCTTCAGCAAGAAACTTATAGGGAGGGTGTTGCTCGTAACATCTTTGGTAGTGAAATCTTTGAACACACTGCCCACCTACGGAAAGGTTCTCAGTTTGTATCTAAGCTGGCAGAAATTGGTATTCCCCAAGTGGAAGGTGCCACTCGTGGTACGGTGTTCACAGCCTATGTGAAAGCTCTCCATGAGAACGGCATCACTGGTACTAAGCTCTATGACATTGCAGAGAACCTCACCAATCAGGTGATGACGGATTATCGTAACATTGAAGCTCCCTCGATGTACAAGGGGCTTGGTGCCATCGGTGATACGGCTGTTACGCTGCAGCGTTATAAGCATAACACTCTGTCCAACTTGGCTATGCTGGCTCGTGAAGGGAAGCGTACAAAGAACTTCAAGCCCATTGGGGTTGCTCTTGGTGTGTCTCTTGCTACGTCTGGTTTGACGGGAATGCTTGGCTTCAACGAAGCCGATCAAGCCTATCAACTCTGGACTAAGCATGTGACAGGTAAGCCGGACACCCTCACTAGGCTGTTGCTTGACAATGTTGGTGATACACTGTCTTATGGGGCTGTCTCTACGCTAACAGGTATTGATTTGTCTAAGCGTTTTGGTATGACTCTGTTGCCAGATAGCCCCGGTGGTGCTTTGTTCCCCGGTGTTAGTCGTTTGATGGAGCCTGTTGTCTCTGGTGCTAAGGCTCTCCTTAATCCCACTGACACTACCCAATGGCAGCGCTTTGCTAGGGACGTTGTTCCTAATGCTGCTCGTGGATTGGTGGAACGTAAGTTCTTTGAAAATGAAAATGGGTTGGCCATTAATCCCAAGGATTTGGGTGGCACTGTCCAACGCACTGAAACTGATAAGATGGCTAAGAACTTTGGGGCCACTGGCCTTGAGGAATCTAAAGCCAAAACACGTCTCTACCAAGAAAGCCTAGTGGATAAGGCCATTAGTGATAAGCGTCAAGGTGTCACCAACAAAATCTTGGATGATTTGTACCAAATTGATCCCCATGATACCGCCGCCATGAAGAAGTATTTCCATGAGGGCAAAGGGGCTCAATATAAGCAAGACTTTTTGGATGCTGAGGGGAACATTGATAACCTTGTAGCTGCTGTAGAGAAGTTCCGCATGGGCGGTGTAACTACGGCTATGCAAAGGAAGATGCTGTCTGTGGCTGCTGCACAGAAGGAAGGGGATGCGCTGCGGGCTAAGCGCTATATGGAGATGAAGAAATGACCCAGAACTTCGATGTAGCTATGGCGTTCATCCTCAAATGGGAAGGGGGTTATGTGAATGACCCCGATGATCCCGGTGGGGAAACCAAATACGGGATAAGCAAAAAAGCCTACCCCAATGAGGATATTAAGGGATTAACCCTAGAACGCGCAAAAGCTCTGTATAAGAGAGACTATTGGGATAAGCTGGATCTTGAGAAGTATCCACAGGACAAAGCTGTTGTTCTAATGAACGTTGCTGTGAATATGGGAGTTGGGCGTGCCAAGGAATTTGCGGCGAGTGCTGACTACCAATCAGCCATTCAGGCAATCCGAAAATATTATGACACTCTGATCCAGAGGAATACAAAGCTGGAGAAATACCGAAAGGGTTGGACCAATCGTACCAATGATCTTCAAACATATTTAACCATCCATTAAAAAAGGAGCCGAAAGGCTCCTTTTTTCTTTTTAACTAAAGATTAAGAATCGGAAGAAAGCAAGATCAATTAAAATCATGAGAGACTTATCTTCATCCAACTCAAAGGCTTCTAAGTCATTCTCATCTAAATCGACATACTCAATACCAAACTTAATACCACGGATAAAACCGATATTAAACATATTCGCAAGCTCCATTTACGCAAGCAAGTTCATGATGGTTCACTGTACTATCGTCCACTTCATATTTATCAAATGCTGCCCAATCGATTGTCGGAAAGGTTTCCTCCAACTTACGGAACTCATCCTCCGTGATGTCCTGATAGGGAGCTTGTTGATATACATGATCGCTGTGAGGAAGGAAGCTAACACCACCAATGTCATCTAGATGCTTATACACCCATGCGCCCACTTCCATCCATTCGTGTTCCTTTACATAGACAGTGATGGAGGGATTGTGTTCACACCAATGTTTCTGGAAAGTTAGGTAATGCTCAAGCTGTTCAATGGCGCCAATCTCGTTTCGTGTGACGCTTCCTTCTGGTGCCTTTTGCGGGAAGCTGAACACCAAGTTAGAGGCGTTCATAACATCTACTTCACAGGGAACCCCATGATCCTTAAGGAACAGAGCCAGAGGATCTTTATGATCAGCCCGCACAGTTCGGATGTAATAATTATTGTGGCGAGGATGAATACCGCTAGCGGAATCAACAAGCTGAGACACAGTACCAGAAGGTTTAACCGTAGTGATCGCTGTAGATGCAGAGATACCCAGCCGTTCAGCCCATTCCTTATTTGTGTCAATAGCGTGCTGTCGCAGCTTTTGCAATTGTCCTTCAAGACCCTGACCTCCACGACCAGACAACAACTTGTGATCCATAATGCCAGTGAAGCTCACCCCAAGAAGCCTCTCTTCTTCAGCGTTTTTTTTCCAATCTTTACGGATGTACTTGTAGTCCGTAAGGGTCGATTGATAGGTGCCAATAATGGTTGCAATTCGCACCTTTCTTTCAAGGTCGCTATGCGTGTCTCCAGATCGGACAACAATTTCTGATAGGTTACAAAATCCAAACGGCCTAAGTATAATTTCTCCGCAGGGGTTTGTTCCGAATTGATAGTTCGGATCTCGACGCCCGCTAGATTCCGCTTGGCGCGATGCAGCAACGCGATTATATATTCCACGTTCACCGCTTCGGCTCTCGTATAGGGCATGCCACTCCTTCATAAAAATACCAATGTCAGGCTGCTCTGTGTAAGCAACACTGATGTTGGCTAGGGCTCGTTGTTTTTCGTCAACGTACCATTGTCCGTTTTTGTAGTTTCGCATTCGTTCGTCTGTGAGGTTGGACAGACAAATGAGAGCTGAACGCCTAACACCTCCGACGACCACGACCTCTGCAATTTTACAGACAAGATCTGAGCATTCGACGGAATTAAGCTTCCGACCACTAGCCTTTTTAAAGAGTGCAACTGTAAATTGAAATAGCTCAACAAGAGGTTGTGGGCCGGATGCTCGGCCTCCGAATGTCTTGAGGCGTGCTCCAGCAGGTCTAACACCACTAACATCCCACTTAGGGATTTGTCCTCCATATAGGAGGCTGATAAGTTGACGTAGAGCACCTGCCCATCCTTGCTTTGAGTCTGCAACTTTGATGACGGTATCAGATTCATGGAATGTCTCAGCCACTTCTGGCAGCTTGTTAATATATTGCCGTTCTACTGAATAACCTACACCCGTACCGTTTGTAAGGATGTACATAATCTCATCGAAGCATCGCTGATCTTGCACAGGAATGTATGAGCAATTGAACCCGGCAATGTTATCTCGTTCTAGAGCCGGGCCAGCAGTCATCAAAGCCCGCATTGAGGGCATCACTTCTAGGTTGTAAATGGCTGTGTAAACTTCTTCATAAGGGAAACTGTTAGGATAACGTCCCTGCCAGAAATCACAATAGCGCTTTACAACCTCTTCCCATGTTTCTCGTCGGCCCTTATCTTCCAGCCAACGAGCATAGCGAGACTTAGCAATGAATGTTTGGTAGTCGTTCAAACGGGTGTTTCCTTTACGTAGGCAATGGTGAAATAACAAGTGAGAAATGCAGCGGTGAATGCATATTCTACAACATCCTTAACAGGAGTATACGAACCATCGTCTTCCTGTTTCTGGTGTTGAGCACTCCAATCATTGAACTTCAGAGTGGGGATGAAAAACACTTCCCATTTCTTCTTCCATCCATAGCGAATTTTAATTGTCGGCATGATCTTCCTTTGTAAAGCAGAAGTCCTTTAAGGCTTTGTCTGCTTCATTAATTTTCTCTTGTTGAATACGATGCTTGTGTTTTTCCCCGGATTGACGTTCCACATGTTGGCGGCGTTCGTCATTCTTGCTACGTTTACGATTTTGGTCAGTCATTCTCAATAAAAGAAAGTTGAAAAGTATCAAATGAGTCTAGTTCTGCTTGTGTATAAAATGAACGGAATGGAAAACATCCATTCATTTCTAAATAATCAGAGGGCCATAACTTGCCCCCTTCTTCTTTTATTGTAGCCAATCCAAAATCGTTATTCATCGTCTTCGTCAATTTCCTCTAGCAGATTTTCGTATTGCTCTTCAATGGCGTCCCTCAAATGATCTACAAGTTCTTCCCATTCCAGGTCTAGAGCTTCCAGTAGAACATATGGGTCCATCTTCTGTTTAATCTTCTCGATTAGTTCGCTTAGCGTTAGTTCTTGTTTCATATAGATAGCGATGTTGGTCCCATGCCTGATCGACCTCTTCCCGATAACGATCAGAAATAAAATATTCATTCATGTCGACACTGTCCCAGAATTCCTTACGTTGGGATAATGATGCGTTTTGCTTCTTGCGGCTGAAGGTCATAGAATTTTCCCATGAACAGTTGATAAGCCATGGCAGGTGGCAGACAGGCCGGGCGCAGATCTCTGCGGACAGAATATTTAATTGGGCCTTGAAAGTAGCTCCATTCTTGGCCCTGTGATTGAATGAGATAATGAGCTTCGGTGTACAGAGCATCAATGTCTGCCTGCTTCACTTCGTCCCATCCTTCTTCATCCAACTCAAACTTCTTGGATATTGCTTCTTCGAAGCGAGTTTCGAGCACCTTGTAGTCAGGGAGAAACTGCTTGATGGGACTAGGAATGTCGCCTAGATAGGCTTCCGTAGCATCATGCAGCAGTCCCTTAAGCTGTAGTTCACGAGGCAAACGCTGAGCGACCAGCACGCTATGCTCTGCAACGGAAAGAAAACCAGCGCTGTGTCCATTAAACCGGCAGGTATTTGACAGCGCGTAGGCAATGTCTTCAATGTCAAACTGATCTGGCTGAGGATCTTGTACATAAACCTTGTTCCCTTTTCGGGTTTCAATGAAGCTTTCCATTACTTTACCTTTTGAATTACGGTGGGCACATCCATCCATGCGTGGCGATGATCAAAGCGGTATTGCAAGATAGGTTTGCTACGCAAAGTATTGGTAACCTGCTCATCCCAATGCATGTCTGTTTGTTCTTTCACAAGCCAGCGGAATTCAATCATTTGCTATAATACCTCATGAGTCGTTCTCGAAGTTTATTTAGAAGATCGAGCGTGATTTCGTAGTCTTGCCAGAGAGCATCCGGGATATCCACAACCTTGTTACGATGGTCAAGTTTCGGATCAATCGTCCAAGGCTGCTCAGCATCGACACACCAGACGAATGGGTAGTACTCATCTTTAACTAGTACGACCTTCTTGGTTTTCATTCAGACGATCCTCTACAAGTTTAGCATAGCCTTGAATGTCATGCCAATTGTCAACATAATTTGGATCACCATTCAAGATGCGGGCAATCTTATCTGCAATGACTTCGAGTGCTTGACGTTGATCATTCTTCATCCGTGCCCAGCCGGGCATGTCTTGCCAATAGTTCTTTGTATTCTGTGCAATGTTTGCATGATCAAAGAAAGAGCCATAGCGATTGCCACGTTCTTGCAGGGTTGTTGTAATATTTGGCTGTTGGATATTGAGTTCTTTCATGTCTTTAATGTCGTGTTCGTTAATCATATTAAGCCGGGGGATTGTCCACAGGTTGATCGGGGGGAGTTTCAATTGGGGCCACCAGTCGGCCCACTGAGTCGTAAAGCTTTTCTTTGAAGGATTCATCTGCTTGACGCTTGCGAATGTATTGGACCGCCTGATCGAGAGTGTTGAAGTTGGATAGTTGCATCCAATTGTTAGTTGCCGAAAGGAACAACTCCACAGTGAAGTTGTCCGGCTTGTTGTTACGGATTTGATAATCAGCCACGATATTTCCTATTTAGATAATCCAAGCTTACAGGCATTAGATCGAATTCCCCATCCTTGACTTCATGGAGGACAAGAAAGCCACGCCAGTGTTTATTTCCTTGTGGACCCATGTAGTCTTCATCATGTTCATAACAACTTCCAGCGATAATGGAGGTGAGTCGTTTCCCATCTGCTCGGTGGCCGGTTGCAATTTGAAGGCCCTGTTGATGGCCGGCAATGCAGGACATGTGCTTTTTATTGAGTTGTGCTGCGGCACTTGTTGACGGTCGGCCCAAGGTGCCGGAGGTGAAATAATGGCTAAACGCCACTCCATCAATAACCACAACATCAAGGAACGGGTATACTTCCCAACCATGTTTTTCATATTCCAAGTCATCTATTGAGAGAACACCTTCAAGCTTTGCATCTCCCTCAACTGCACGACTAATACGTTCCTCGTGATTACCGAGGGTAAGAACAAGTCGGGGATTATATCGCTCCTTATGATGCTTTTTAGCAGCCAAATTATGTTGCCGTAGGGGCGAAAGAAGGGTGTCCATCGCCACGTGGGTAGCTTCAACATCCTTCGTATACCTACGACCTTCAAAAGATTTACGACCAACATCGTAGCTAGACAAACTAGGCATGTCCGCAAAATCACCAATGCACACCACCGTGTCAGGCTTCTTTTCGACAATGTATTGGCCAATTTTAGAAAGGTATGATACGTCATGATCTGGTTTTACTTGACAATCAGGTAGGACAAGGATTTTGCTCATGTGATAACTTATTGGTCCATTTCAGGTACGTCATGCAGGTTTACCAAATCAAAAGTTTCTGTAGAACAAAAGGGAACTAGCCCCCGCTTCATAAGCTCATTCAAGCCTGTCTCTAGGACGAGAGTGAGTTCTGCTCCCTCAAGTGTGCCACTGAACTTCACTTGGCCTTCTGGCCCTTCGTAGGTAGTTTGGATTTCCATTGTTTCGCTGTTTCGCGTTCCTCTTTAGTTTTGATTGAATGGCAGGCTTTGCACAAGCATTGCAAATTCTCTTTCTCACAGAAAAGAGCATCAATATAATCATCCCATGAGGTAAACCCAACCTCTGGATTAATAATGGGCCTAATATGATCTACTTGGACATTCGTGCTTGTATATTCTTCAAAGCAACTTGCACATCGATAATGCTTTGCTTCTCGTCCTGACTTACTATTAATTTTCCGACCCGTATAAGCCTCTCCAAGCACTGCATATTTAGGCGGCCATCTTCGAGAAGCCGCTCGGAGGGCTGAGGTGACAAACCCATGAAACCGTGCATCTGTCCATTGTCCCCCATTACGAGAAGTAATCGAGGTCTTCTCCGTCGAATTCTTCGGGGAAGTCTTGCGGGATGTTCTCGGACGACGAGGGGAACTCTCGGAGTATCCAGAGGAGCTTTTGGTTGATTTCGAATTGCGCTTGGTCAGTGTATACACCCTTTACAAGAGATTTCATATCTTCTTCTGTCTCGCAGAATCCCAAATCAGCAATGAGAGGATTAAGAAACTTAGGCACTGTTTGTCGTGCTGTGCCATCAAAGCCGGGAATGTTGTCTGTTCGATCACCCATAATCATCTGGAACCAGAAATGACGCACGCCCTCAAGGGGCGTAATCTCGTAGAACTCATTACGCACAAAGTTGTAATGCTTTCCAGGAATCATCAGCAGATCTTTGTCTATGCTGGCAATAACGCTGTCGCTAGTTTGGCAAATACCTAGCATGTCATCCGTTTCCATTCCATTGACAATCTCTCCCTGCCAATTGACAACCATATGCTCTCGACAGGCCTCAAGCCATTCAGGCTTAACCATGTCCTTGCGATTGGCTTTGTACGCAGGGTAAATCTTCTTACGGAAGTTGTCTGTGCCTCCAATAAAAGCACGATAATGCTGTGCTTCAGTTTCCGCAATGATACGGAGCATTAGGTCATCCATACGATGTGTGGCAACTTCAACAGGATCTACTGTCTTCCCCTGCTTTGCACAGGAGGCGGCACACCTGAAACAAACAATATCACCGTCAATTAGTACGGTTGTCATTGAAATACATCCTTACGAAGAACCTTCTTAGATTTCAATGCTTGTTTTAATACTGCCATGGTTCCTCGAAATTGACCTGTGGATGGAACCAGTCCGTCTGAAAAATACAAATAATGATCATCCTCATCCACTAAATATCCCACACTATAGACTAAATAGGGACGTGCAACTTTTACAGCACCATCAGATTTCCATCCCGATTCAGAG